TGTGATCGATAAATATTAAGGGGCTTGCGCGAATGTAGTGAAACTGTTAACGATTAAGATATACTCGCAGTACTGTTCGCCTAGATCTGCTGGTATGCTTTGACGACATATTTACAACTCCTCAACTACAAGCCAGATCCAGCGCATAGCCAGGTCTGGTTTTTTTTATGGAAAGCCACATGCCACGCATTACAAAAGCACAGTTTCGGCTGATCTGCGAAGAGCTTGCCAACGGTAAAGCGCTGACCAGAATATGCAAAGAACATGAGGGTTTACCGCATTATCGCACAGTGCTGAGACATGTGCAGGATACAGATGAAGCCTACCAAGAGTATCGCAAAGCAAGATCATTGCAGGCAGAGATCATGCGGGATGATATCATTGCGTTGGTCGAGCAACCGTTGCCGATAGATAGCAAGGCAGCAATGGCAGAGGTAGGCAGGAGACGCCTGGAGGTGGAGCAGAAGGACAAGTACATACGTCAGCTGCAGCCGTCAGGGATCAGGGATAAGGTAGAGGATAACAAGCAGAGCAGCGGGACGATCACGCTGAGCTGGGGAGGAGCAGAGGAATAGATGTGCGTTGAGATTGTGTGTGGATGTACGGTGCGGTGAAGGCAGCGTCAGTCACAA